ACCACTGATCTTGGTTTGGCTACTGCAGAATGCAGTAACCTTACCACTTCAGGGTTTACCGGTGCGACCGTGGCTGGTAAGTGGTCTCTTGAGACCACAACGCTGATCAAGCGTTGGTTCAAGGGAGGATTTGTGTACGGGGCTCCCCTACGTCAAGACAACGTAGGAAGCTCCGCCACTTCTGCTGAGATAGCGGATCGTTTGTTTAACGCTTCGCTCTCACCAGATACTCTCTGGAACCTTACACCATGGAGTTGGGCCATCGATTGGGCTACGAACATCGGTGACGTACTTGCGTACGCCGGAGATGTCGCATCCCAGGGCCTGGTTATGCAGTACGGATATATCATGGAACATACGTCCCGTGAATATAAGTACAAGCTGAGTGGGGCCTCCAAAGCAGGAGTCCCTATCCCAGAGCTCACTACGACTGTGGTTACTGAAACCAAGTCGAGGCGAGCTGCAAACCCATTTGGTTTTGGAGTTACCTGGAGCGGTTTGTCTGCCGCTCAGGCCTCCATACTTGCTGCGCTCGGGATATCCCGTGCGTAGCATGAGCAGTGTCTAACTGCCCATACACCCATATATGTGGCTTTGTGCCACAGAATAGGAGCAATGCCAAATGGCGTTCTCAGATCCCCAGTCCATCACTATCTCGGCAGTAACCACTCCTCTGCCCCGCGTTTCTACGGGGGCAAATGAGAGTGAGTACTCGAGTAGTGACGGGCTGATCGATCTCTCCGCTTCCAGTTCCTACGGGAACAGGATTCGGAGAGTTCTGCGAGTTGATCACTCTAAGATCACCTCTGATCCGTTTATCCCGGCTCAGAATCGTCAAGTGTCCATGAGTAACTACATGGTCTTTGACATTCCGACTGTCGGGTATACGAATGCAGAGGTGAAGGCTGTGTATGTGGGTTTCAACACCCTCTACACGGCCTCGACTCATGCTCTCATCGACAAATTGCTTGGCGGTGAGAGCTGAGAGGTGGGGCTGTTTGGTATATTTCACCGTTTTGGTGTTTATACCTACCTCGTTCATTATAGGTCAAAACCTATATGATAGAGGTATTCTCGGCCCCAAACCTGAGTGTTCTAAGGTAAAAGCTAAGTTTGGTTATTGTAACCGTACTTAGTTATTAGCCTTGCTCGCATGAGGACAACATCTGGCTAAGGAAAGCTAACCACCCTACGATTAGTAAGGAGGGGCTTTGAAAAGCCTGATGTTGCTCTGGATTAGGCTGGCCGACGAATTGGCCAGCTGGTGTAACACTAGCGCCACCATGGACTGCAAAACAGTCCAAGGGCGAACCGAACACGAGGGGTTATCGTTTCTTGCGATAACCCTACCTACCTATGGAAAAGACTTCCAAAAAAGTCTTGACCAGGGGTATTTGAGTCACGACCTGTTCCAGGGTTTCTCCTGGACAGGGGGTCTCCCGAAATTTCTTTCGGGTTTCCTTGGCTCTGTGTTCGATTCCACTAGCGGTGTGTTGCTCGATGATCCATCGATTGACGCAATATTCGCTATTCGTCAGCTTACGCTGATGTTTGGCAAAATATTGCAACCCTGTTCCCCGAAAAGGGAACAGGCTGCTTTCGATGGTTTCATTGAGTGTGAGCAGGATGTCAGAGAGGCATGGAACATGCTTGAGTCTTCGTCGAAAGACGAATTCCAACATGTTTCTAACATGCTATTCGGCAGTATGTTCCTTAACATGGATCGAAAGATCCGTGATTTGGACATACTTCCTAAGCATGGCCCCGGCGCCGTTGCAGAGCGTCTTACTTCTAACCAGAAGTATTCGTCACTGCAATGGACCAGTCGTCTCGAAGACGTATTCCCTTCTGGGGATTACGCTGTACCCAACTCTCGCTTTTGGCGTGAGTTGGGCGAGATTGACATCCTCGAACCCGGTTCTGAGATTCCCGTAAGGGTAGTCTCAGTTCCTAAGACGCTAAAGACGCCTAGGATAATTGGAATTGAACCTACTGCCATGCAATATGTGCAGCAGGGTCTCCTCCATGCATTCCTAGATTCTCTGAATAACAACCATGTTATTCGCGAGATGATCGGTATCGATGACCAGATCCCTAACCAGGAAATGGCTCGAGAAGGTTCCCAAACGGGAGCCCTGGCTACACTAGACCTTAGTGAAGCCTCTGATCGCGTCTCTAATCAGCATGTTCGGCTACTATTTGGATATCATAGGACACTTCGTGTGGCCTTTGATGCCTGTAGAAGCCGTAAGGCTGATGTACCTGGCCATGGCGTTGTACGTCTGGCCAAGTTCGCATCTATGGGTTCAGCTGTGTGTTTTCCCGTCGAAGCCTGTGTCTTTTTGACACTTGTTTTCATTGGGATTTCGCACAAGCTCAACACACCTGTTAGCCGCGATATGATTAATTCATATCGTGGGCGGGTGCGCGTCTACGGAGACGATATTATCGTCCCTGTAGATTGTGTAGACCACGTCAACTCTGCCCTTGAATCCTTTGGATTCAAGGTCAACCAGAGTAAGTCTTTCTGGACCGGAAGGTTCAGAGAGTCTTGTGGGAAGGATTATTACGACTCGTACGACGTTAGTGTCGTGCGTGTTCGCAGATTCCTTCCCACTGGTGTGGCTGACGTCGCGGAAACCATTTCTGCGGTATCTCTCAGGAATCAGCTATATTTTGCTGGTCTCTGGAAGACCGTGAGATGGTTGGACGAGTATATCGAAGGAAAGATTAAATTCTTTCCTAAGGTACATCCGTCCTCACCCGTGTTAGGACGCCACACATTCCTCAACTATGATGTTGAGAGAATGTGTCCTAAACTACATCGCCCCTTGGTTAAGGGATATGTAGTCAAAGGAAGACCGCCAGTTGATGAGCTGGATGGTCATGGTGCCCTTGTCAAGTACCTCATTAAGAGAGGCATTGACCCTCTTGATGAAGGCCACTTGGAACGTTCAGGACGTCCTCAAGCCGTCTACACCAAGCTGAGGTGGAGTACTCCGTTTTAAGGGAGTTAGCCGGTTCATCACCGGCCTGGGAGAGATTGGTATCTCTCCCTTG